TTGACGGCCACGTAAAAACCGACTTCGGCCAGTAGTTTGCCGGCCAGAAGTCCATCGCCCAAAAGGCACTCGACCACAAGCCCTCATTGCCATCGACTATCGCCATTACGTTCCGTCCAAAGTTGTTGCGCTTCTGTTGCCCGCCGCATCAACCGTACACTGTATACGGTTCTTACCATCTGCCTGATCCCTGAAATTGAGAGTCACTGTACCACCGCCGTTCGAGATACCGCCAAAGGCTGCTAAAGCGATGCGCAAAATATCACCGAGAGTGTGCGCTCCTTCAATGACCTCCGCTACTATCTGGTCGGCAACGGTCATCTCGGCGGTACCGCTCCACTGTATTTGGGCTCCGAACAAGAGGCTGTCGGTTGGTTGATCTGCCGGATTACCCCCGGCTTGTAAGTACACCTGAGTAGTGTAGGTCCCGGCAGCAATATTCGCATCGAAGTCGCCCCGGTACGCTCCGGTGGGAGCGTTTATCTCAGGCACGGCAATATCATAATCGTCGGCGTCCCGACCCGCCGTTCCCCACGCTTCAAAGACCTGCCCAACAACGTACCAAACCAAACCGGCAGCATTGAACACGCAGGCATATATCGTGGCCCCTGTTGGGTAGGAAACTCTAATCTCGTCAGACATAAAAGACCTCAAACATAATCGCTACGGTCGATCAACCTGTGAACACGCTTCGCCTCAGTTGGCTCAACAACACCCTCTCGGCCGCTTGCGCCCCTGGCCAAAGGAAGCCATACTTCATGGATGAACCCGGTTATCTCGATGGGCAGTTTTGTATTCCCCTTGACCACCGGAGCAGCTTCGGCGGCAAACAAGTACACCATTACCTGAGACAGCAGGGCATCGACCTCACTCATGTCGGTGATGCGTTTGGTGTAATGGAGATTCACCGTGGCATAGTTGGTGAGGATCTTGCGACCCTCAATCCTGAACTCCATTGTTGTGTCATCGAAGTACAGCGGGCGCAGACACCAGGGGTCCGTAGGGAGAATGTGCTGAAACACATAATCGGTAGTGAACGCCGGTTCCGTGGCATCGGTCGAAAGATACTGCTTTCTCGCCCTCGCGCAGGTCCAGTCGTAAGACCTCAAGACCGAATCGAACAAGATCGGCCAGATGTTCCGGGCAGTCTTGGCAAGGTCAGACGTATCGGTATCATAATCAGTGAGAACCTGCGTTGCCCCGATCTTCCTGAAGCCCGCGTTGACAATTTCGGTAACGGTCTCGGCCATTATTCAACCCTTCTACCAAACACAGTAACGGGGTCGGCCTCGCCGGCCTGAGAAGCAAGGGCGTCATAGAATACGAATTGTATCCATTCGATGCCCTGTGTGTGGAGTTCAATCACGGCAATTTGGTTGTTACCGGAATTCAAAACAGAGATGCCGTTCTGCCCTCCGGCGGCCGTGGTCCATTTCGTAGTTGCATCAAAAGCAATGGTATCGGCCCACCAGACGTTCGTTGCGGTAGCGCCATCATCAGGATACAGAACTACATCCTGAGTCCCTATGACCCCGTTACCCTCGGCTATCTTTTGCTGGGGTCCGTTGTCCCTGCTCCAGCCGATGATATCAACACTGAATGTATCGTCATCGGCCGCGCCGCCGGCAATGATGAACTGCCACTTGGTTCCCACCGTGAGATACTGACCGAGGTCCGATCTTTGCGACTTGAGCCTGAACGGCCCGCCGGCACTCACTGCCGAACTGTCCTTGCTGGCAAAGTCGCCCTCAGCGGCCGCCAGATCGTAAACAGCATCAAAATCCGCCCCGTCTTCAGTGGCTGTCTCTCTAACCAGTTGCCAACTGGCCTGATAGCCATCTACAGGCTCGGCTCTGCTACGCACGCCAAAGAACAGGCCCACAGCGCTAAGTGCAATGATGGCGCTTAGCATCATCTTCGCGTAGCGATCTGCGTTCGGACCATACGTCCAACTCATAAATTCTTTTTTCGACAGATCGTTTAATTGTTTGTCGGTTTTTGGTAAATCCATAACGTCTCCTTTGAAAGTCTCCCAAACAGAGCAGGCCCACAGAAGCCCGCCCCGTTTGAAAGGAGTACCACGTTATTGATCGGTAATGGCGGGGACTGTGTCGGACAGAACAAGCCCGGTCAAATACCAATTCGTACCGTCGCAGTACATCTCGATCCAAGTGCCTGTTGCGATATTGTTCAGGTCCAACTCGGAATTGCTGTTGCCGTCGCTGTAAAGACCCGCGTGAAGCTCGTCTGCACCATCACCGGCATCGGAGTCGATAAACGCAACGCCGCCGATGTAGAAGTTCGCGTTAGCTTCGGAGTCGATCACATGATCGTGCGCTTCGACAGCAGCAGCACAGTAGATAAACTTGTAGTACAAACCGGCGGCCTCTGTCGGCAGATTGATCGCGGTATTCTGCGACAAGTCTCCGATTACATGGATCTTTCCGGTATTCGCCGCAAGGACTGAATACGTTGCCGCATCGGTGACAACTACAACGGGCTGGTTAATACCGTCAACCGTAGTAAGGCCACCAACCTGCAGCGCATCGTCAATCAACACGTCTCCATCATCAACATACAGAGCCTCAACCGTCGCATCCGTTGCGCTAATATACACTGCGTATCCAGCGGTTCCGGCAGCGGCATTGCCTGTATCGACAATTCTCAAAGACGACCCACGAGAGTCGTTTTGCGGAACACCCGAGTTGGCGATTCTCAGCAGAGACGAATCAACATGAGCCAAAGCGCCGTCATTGGTGACATGGATCATTCCCACGTCATCGGCACCCAGCCAACTACCCGTGGCACCGTCTACTTTGAGCACCGAAGTCGTCTGAGATGTGGCTGCTACAAGGTTCGTTCCAACCCCGTCGGCGTCTGTGACCGTAATCGACAACGCATCGCCGGTTCCTGTGTGATTTATCGTCATGGTGTCCGAATTACCGGACGCATCGAGACTCGTGATATCGAACAGAGTACCCGCTGAATCTGCACCGGATATTGTTACTTGGTTGTTCACCATCAGGGCCGGCGTAGTGTTGGTGGTTTCGATTTCGACTGCGTAAGCGTCAGTCCTGGCAGTGCCTGAAGAAACGAACCTGGCCAAGTGGCCTTCAGAGGCCGCTATGGGCTGGCCAGATTGAATCACTTGGAAAAGACTGGCGCCCGTATGCACCACTGGGTCGTCGGCCACAATATGAACCATACCGATATTGTCGGCTCCGTCCCAATTTGACGTTGCAGCGTCGAAGACAGCTAGAGACGTTGTCTGAGACGCAGCGGCAATATTTCTCTGCGCAACTCCATCCGCTTCGCCTACAGTTATCTGAAGCGCATCGCCAGAGCCGGTCGAGGAAATTGTCACACCGTCGGCATTGCCGGAAGCAGCGACATTGGCGATTTGCACCAACGCAGCCCCGGCGGCATCCTGCCCGCTTATGGCTACAATGCCATTCGTGGCCAGTGCGGGCTGAGTCGCGGGAACCTCAATCTCTACGGCGCTTGAGTTTGTCCTTGCGGCACCTGTAGCGACAAAGCGAGCCAAGAAACCCTCGGCAGCCGTGATGGGCTGGCTTGAGTCATCCACTAGAAGCAACGTCGCCCCAGCGTGAATGCCGGGATCGTCATTTCGCAAATGAACCATACCAACATCGTCGGCTCCGTCCCAACCAGCCGCGTCGCCATCTATCTCAAGGGCGGCAACGGTAGAGTTCGTAAAGGGCTCTATCGTCAGACCTTGGCTGTCAGCTTCGTTCAAATCCAGATAGAGAGCATTACCCGAGCCGCTGTGATCTACGGTGACGGTATCGGTGTTGCTGGTGGTATCAATGCCCGTAACCTGCACAAGGGCAGCACCGGGATTGTCCTGGCCCGTAACGGCAACAATACCATTGACAGCCAAGGCCGGTTGGGTAGCCGGAACCTCAATCTCTACAGCACTTGAATTCGTCCTTGCGGTTCCCGAATGAACAAACCTTGCCAGAAAACCCTCGGCAGCGGAAATCGGAGTGCTGCTATCGGCAACCATCAAGGCCGATGCTCCCGCATGAATATACGGATCGTCCGTAGTTAGATGAACCAGGCCGACGTTATCCGCACCGTCCCAGTTGCTCGTCGCGGCATCAAACACCGCAAGAGAAGTCGTCTGGGACGCGGCGGCGATAAGCCGTGCCCCAACGCCGTCGGCTTCACCTACGGTAATTTGCAAATTGTCACCGGCTCCGGTATTCGTGATGGTCATCGCGTCGGCATCGCCCGAAGCACCTACTGCAATCACCTGCAATAGCGCAGCGCCAGCGGCATCCTGGCCGGACAGAACGACGATACCGTTCGATAGTAGCGCGGGCTGCGTGGCCGGAACTTCAATCTCCATTGCATACGCATTCGTCCTGGCCGTACCCGTCGATACGAACCTTGCCAAGAATCCTTCGGCGGCGGTAATGGGTTGCCCTGAATTATGGATGCCTAACAGACTTGCTCCTGCGTGGATTAGTGGGTCATCCGCCTGCAAGTGCAACAGCCCGATATTGTCGGCTCCGTCCCAATTACTTGTCGAGGCGTCATAGACACCCAAGGACGTAGTTTGTGAAGCCGCGGCGATGAAACGAGCCGCCACGCCGTCGGTGTCCGCAATGGTGATCTCTATGGCGTCACCTGAGCCGGAATGAGCTATACTGAAGGCATCATTGTTATTCGTGGTCTCGCCATGAGCTATCGTAAGGGCAGAGTTGTTGTCGGTAGCACCTACGGTCAGCGCAACGGGGTTGCCGTCAACAGTTATGGCGTTGCCGTTGTCGTACGCACCATCCAGACTGACTCCACCCGATAGATCGAAGGCGGACCATGTTGTACCGTTGTAGCCATACCAGAGATTTGCGGCATCGTTGTAGTACATACGACCTTCAGTCGAGGTCGGTTGCGTAGTGGGCTCGAAATACACAGAATCGAAGCCGGACGTAACACCTGCAATCCGGTCCTCGACCTCACGTGCCCATAGCTGGGCACGATCTCTCCGGTAATCGCCGCGCCACCACATAGACGTAGGCCGCCTCTTGATAGTGTTGGTCATTGCCTGCCCGAATGCCCCTGCCGTAATGGCAAGAAGCAGCAGGACCACAAGAATTACTTTGCTCTTCATTTTCATGCTCCTTAAATGAGGCCCGCGCTAATGGTTCCAGCGGTTGCAACCTCAGAAATGAGGTCGTACCAGATCCGCGATATCGCCTGCCAGTCCAGATCCGGGTTGCCCCTCGGCAGAGGAATGTCGATAATCGCCCCGGCGGTGAGTCTGGCCGGAAGCAGGATCGGCGAACTTGCCTCTTCCCTGGGGGTTGTGCTGAACGTATTCTCGGAGTCAGACTGGATATACGCCCTCATTCCCGAATCCAACCCGGCAAAGGCAGTGCCGACCATAAGGCGAAGAATCGTAAAAGAGCCTCCACCCAGCGGACGGACACGGTTCTGGTCTAGTGTATTCTCGCCAGCTTCATCGGCCGCAAGCAAAATAGCCTGGTCCGAACTGTACATTGATCTTACATCTAGTGTCATTGTTCAATCTCCCAAAAAAGGGTTATTCAAATTGGTTTAGGTCGTCACACGGCTGCCCGTGATGGAAATCTGGTTCGAGATGTGAACCGGCATGCCGTTAATCATCCACTCGGGCTGGTCGAACGCCTCATTGAGGGGTCGGGTCAACGTCAGATCGCTCTGCAATCTCCAGATACGGGCTCTGATGGCGCTGTTCATGTAAATGATGGTTCGGCCGGGGATGTCGGCCGTGATGGCGTCCATGTAGTTCATCGCGTCAGTCAAAACGCCGGGGTTGACGTCGAAGTCGTCGTCATTGTCCCAACCCGAAGCCGAGATATTGACAATCGGAACAACCGATCTCGGATCTTTGATCGAAATCCCGCCGGCCAAAGTCAGCCTGCCGTTGTAGACAGTCATTACGGTAGCGAGACTTGAGACCGGATCGGTCTGGTCCTTGACTCGCGTGCCGAAAAACTCCCTGCCGATTCCGGCGTTTTCGGCCTGACCCTGGGGGTAGAACCATCTAAACCCGATTGGAGAATGCTTGACGAACCAGATGATGCTCTTGTTGGCCGTTGCGCTCGGGGTTGAGCCCTCGGCGTTGTCGAATACCCACGGGCGATCATCAGTACCAACCGTGTTGAGTGTGTCGTAATCCGTCCTGACCGCAAGTCCGTTGATCTGCCGGGCTCCGTTAGCCGTAGTGGCTGAGCGGTCGCCGTGGAAAATCCTCTGTTCCCAGCGCTTGCGCAGACCGTTGGACTGAAGTATCTCTTCACCGTCGAGGTACGCCCGCCAGTTGCCCGTTCGCTTCGCAATTTTCGTTTCGACTTCCCACGGTTGTTCGATAATCGCCGAATGCTCGGTGACCTGCTCCATCTGGCCGTGCTGGACCGGGGCTCCCTGGTTGTATCCGACTTCGCTGCCCTGGGGCTCGAACAGCGTCTTGGTCACGATGTCGTCGTCGCCGTCGTTGCCCGAACCTATCATCATGTCGTTTATGATCGATAGGGGGGAACTCAGAACATCGGCGACCTCAGACAGGGGGACCAACTCATTGTTAATCATTCTTTGCCTGAGTTCGGCCAGTGTTACATACGTGTTAAGATCATATTCTGCCATTTGACTAATCTCCGAAAAAAGTGTTACGTTATTCGGTCGATTTTCCACCAAACGGCAGTCGCCCTTGCGTTACTCGTCACGCATGAGACGGGCTATTCTTAGCCAGCGACTCGGTCCTTTCGGATTTTCCGATTATCTTGTTTGCTGCGTAGTATCCGGGTACTTGTTTTTAAGTCTTTGTTCCTCGGTTTGCTTCGTATCCGCTGTGTCACCCTTTCTAAATATACCTTCGCCCATCCTAACTGCATGCGCGTGCATGTCGCGTACCACAGACGGGTGGTCGTTGAGGCCGGCCGCGGCTAATAGTTCGCGGGTCTCATCACTGTATATGCCCTCGAACGCCTTACGGCCCAACAAAACGTTCGTTTCGTAGCCCTCTCCACCCCACCCCTCTGTTGCCCTCAGTTCCGTCTCGGCCTTATTGACGGCGTCGGTCTTGGCCTTCTTGTCGGCGGCTTCCTTGGCCGCGGCCGCACTTGCGGCTCGTGTTGCAGAATAGGATCCGAATTCCTTGACCAAAGACGCGGCTTTTCGTTTATTCACGCCTGTCTTGTGGAACATGTCCCGAGCCCACTGAACGAATTCCTTGTCGTGGTCGTCGGGTAGCTCGAACTCGTACCCATCGGCAGTCTCGGGGCACCCACAGGCCGTGTGGAACTTGCGCCTGTCCTCATCGGACGTCTCGTCATCGGGAACCCTCACCCGCCGACTGATTTCCTTGTCGGTACTCAAATGACTTTTGAATACGTCATTCATCGACTTGCCGGCAAACTTCTTACCCCATGATTCCGGTATGGTAGTCCTCACATCGTCGCTTAGACAATTTTCCACCACGGTATCATAGTTGACTGTGCTATAATCCGCCTGGTTGTCTTCTGCCATGTTCAATCCTTTCGTTTCAAGCTACCGTTACTTTTCGTCCCGACCCGCTTCTGCCGTCAAATGTATAATCAATACTGAGGCCTTTATACCATTTTTCGTTGTTTCGTATTTTGCGTCCTTCGTCTGTTAAGTCTACGTTGAAACACCGTTGGCCGACAATAGCATACCTAAGACATTCTGTTCCTTCAGGAATCAAATGGCTAGTTTCCCGCTCTACTCGAATAACCCCCACGTCACTTCGAGTTGGCCCAAGCCAAACAGCGTTGCCAACAGAACAGGCATCATAACCCTCAGCTCTAAACCACAATACCCATGTGCCGTCGTTTTTTATCGACGCCTCCAAGCAACCGGTCCGATGAAGATATGCTAGGCCGGACAAACTACATGATATAACATGGTGTGCATCATTACCCTTAACGGCATAGTCTTGTGACATCATCTCGGACAAGTCCGCCATGAGATCATACTGTGGATCATCCGGCGTAGCTGGCACAATCGGCGCGAATAATGCAGCAACAACCAAGTTATTGAAGTCTCGTCGCCTCATATCAATTCACTCAGCTTTTGTATAATATCCACGCTCTTCGCGTCGCTCCATATTCCACAGTTCGACAATACCTGCTTCATAAAGTCCTGCCTGACTTTCTGCTCCACGTCACCGCTAAAGCCAAAAAAGCCAGCCATCAGACACATGTGAGCCAAGGTTTTCTTGGTCGTGCTGTCTCTCAAGAACGTATGCTTATAAGCAGCCCATACTTCATCGTCCGGGGCTCCCAAGAGAGTCTTTTGTTTTCGTAAGCCGGATAGGGCCGGTGGTCCGCTCATGCCGCCCCCAACTCTGCCAAAGGACTACCCTCGGCTGTTTCGCCCTGTAGGGCCGGAACCAATTTCGCAGCCTTCTCGGCCATCTCACCGGCCATTGCCATCTGTTTGTCTATCGCTCTCTGTTCTCGCATCTGAGCTACCACGTCCTCATCCCGCATCGCTTCTGTCGGGAAATGATGAGCGTTCAAGTTTATCTTCAAAAGCTCGTCGCCGTCAATCAAGTCCTGCGATGCCGGGAACCTCTCCAGGATAGGTGCTGAGGTTGCCAGGCCCATCTGGATCGGTTGAGTCTCGAACATACGCTTCTGCCGCTGCATCAGAGGCCCGACGTAGTCGATCAGCATCTTACGCTTTGGCTGTGGCCCTATCTCCTCCGGAGGCAGTAGAAGGAAGTCCACGAGGATCTGGGGCAGCGGCGGCAACCAGCCGGCCCGCCATGCAATATCAAAGACCCTATCGAGAACTTTGTCAAGAAACCCATTGATGATACCCATGAAGGCACTGATCTGAGTGGCGTTCTCACCCATCATCTGCTCAAGCTCCAAGACCCGCATGTCCTTGTCGAGCATGGAATACTGCTTGAGTAAGTCTACCATGAAGTGCGCTCTAATCATCGCTGTTATGCGTTCCCGCTCCGCATCCGAGACTTGCCAGCGAATATTAGTCTGGATAGCCTCTACGCTTTCTTTCTTCATGTCGTCAACGAGCGTCCGGCCGCCGGGCCATAGTTCAGCATTCGGACCAAGGCCCGCATTTAGCTTCCACGCCGGGTTCGACTCCCAGTCAGCAGCGTTCAACATGGTCTTGGACAACTGATTTGCTGTGCCAATTGTTACTATCGCCTTGCCGGTTATCCCTACGCCATAGTCCTGATCCGATGCCCGATATACGCTCAGGGGGATCGGGTTCATCGTATTGTAGCCCTTGCTTTCCAAGAGTTGGCCGTTGTCCTTCTTGGTGTAAATCGTGTAGGAACTCCACGGCATGTGCTCAGGCCCAATCAAGCGGGGATCAAAGTCTGAGTTTGGGTAGACGGCGTTGATAAGCTCGAACTCCTGGAACTGCTTACCCTGTCGCAAAGCCTTTGTGACATCATCAGGGACGATAAAATCGCTGCCTGGCTTTAGAGACTCTTCCTTGATCTGTACCGCGGTCATCTTGTACACCCGATGGCTACCAGCCAACTTACCAAAAGCGTCACGGGAGTAGTACATCTGCCACAAATTAGGGACAATGGCCTCCACGCTCATATTCGGCAGGTTCGGCTCGATATGGATGCAACCGTCACCGGGGCCGAACGCATCGGCAAATACAGCACCAATAGATGAATAGAATGTCTCTGACCTCCGCAACACGTCGATTATGACTTCGCTCGCGTCGCGGAAAAAGTCTTTAACGTCGTTTTCTTCCCTCAACTCCTTCTCGTAGAACTCGCCCAGGAACCACGGAAAAGCCGGTGAAACGTGCATCCCCTGCATACCATTGACCAATATTTCCAGGTTCACCACAGTCTCATCGTCATAGATGTCATAACCCCGCTTCTGGCCCCTACCCTGGCCCTCAGCGCTGCCGGGCATGTAATCACCCACCTCACCCCTTATCGGAAGAGACAAGTCCACAGACGACTGCTTGATGTCCTCGAAGTCCAGCCGGATACGCTCAAGCTCCTTCTGGTTCTCCTGGATCGTCTTGCCGATCTCTTTCTCGTCTACGTCTTTGAATAGGAGTTTAGGCATTATTGTCCCATAAATGTCCAGGTAACTGATCCTTTGCGCACTGGAAAGACTTTCTCGAAGACCGTTTTTGTAATCCTACGCATAGCCAACCGGATTTCAGGATCATGTATGCCTAATCGCATGTAAGCAAACATCCGCCCAAACTGAGCCCAATACACACCCGCTACGATACCTGATTGAGTCAACGTCATGCTCTCCTCTCAATATTCGTTCGGTCATCCGCTAGACAGTCCAACACCGACCACGATAAACCGCACCGCGTACATACTGTCCCTTCAAAAACATGCCCGGTTGCTTCCTCCTTGGCCTCAAAATCCCCGCACCAGTCTTGCTCTAAAACCTCTGACCACTCCCTTTTCACTGGAGCACGCCGGCGGCATCTACCTAGCGGTATATTCCCCTCATCATGCACAGCCTCAAAGAATTGTCCATACCGGCATGTTCCGCATGTATCACTCATGCTCTCTTCCTCCTCAAGCCCGACCATAAGGGATTGTAGCCCCCTTGCCCATGTTTCGCATTAAAAGCTCGCTCGGGAATGCTGGAACCGATATGTTGGCCGTTTATCATCAGGTAGTGCCTATACGCCATCGCCAAATACCTGAAAGCGTCCGCACCGTGGCTCGACCAGTCGTGTTCCGGTCTTGGCTTGAAGTCCTCCCGCTTATCGTCATACTCAGCGTGGTAGTTCTCCAGTGCATCAATCCCCTGTTCGCACTTTGTTTTGTCAAACCAGCAGCGATTGAGCGTCCACCGCGCCGCCTCAATCCCATCTTCAATCCGATCCGGCGGCAAGACGTTGAACTTGATACCCAACTGTTTAGCAACCATCAAGGTAGTCAAGCCTGTTTGCAAGCTCCGGCCTTCTATGTCATGGGGGGCAAAATGCTCCGCGTAGATATACGGCTTGTCCTGCAAAACCTTCGCATAATGAGCTAAAGCCTCACCGTGGTTCTCATAATAGTCGATGATATGTATCTCTTTGTGGATGAACTGAGCAAACCATATCACGGTGGAATCGCCTATCCCAAGATCCCAGAACGTGTAGACTTTGGCCGACTCATCACATGGAACATTGCCAATCTTTTTCTCAGACCACAACTTAGCCATCAAGCGCCCGTAATATGACCCCTCTTGACCTATATCGAACGAACAGTAGAATTCCTGCTGTATAAGCTCTTCACTCATGCCTGAATCGCGTTCGTCCTGAATAGCCTGTGCGCTGATCGCATTAGTTTCATCCGCTTTCAGGATCTCACAGAACCACTTTGGATTGCCCCTGGCCATCTTCCACAACCTGTATGCGTGGTTCTTCCCCCGTGGCGTAAAGTTGAACACCGCCCATCCTTCATTCTCAGCCAATATCGGCCGTACCAGATCCCAACCACCCTTCGGATTCTGTCGGCTGTACTCACTAAAGACACAACCTACAGGATTGACGCCAATTGGTTCTCGTTTGTCCGTCCCTCTGATCTTGAAAATCGAACCGTTCTTCAACTCCACCTTCATTTCAGACTCATTTTTGCGGGCCACCAGCATATCAGGAAAATGGTCCATAAACTTGAAGGACTCACGATCCATCCCATCCCAGAGAATATCACGGCCCATTGCCGCCGTGGGGAAATAGTAGTAATAGGCGCCTATCCTCTGAAGCATTTGCGGCACCAAATAATTCATAAATGTCTTATCCTTACCCGCCCGTCTATGCCACACGCACACTGCACGCTTGAGCCTCTCAGTCTCCATCGCGTGAAGAAACGGCTCTTGATACCACCTGGCCGTG